ATGGCTCTCACCGACCTTGCGATCCGCAACACCAAGCCCGCGGAGAAACAGCAAAAGCTGTTCGATGCTGGCGGTCTGTTCCTTCTCGTCACGCCCGCTGGCGGCAAACGCTGGGTGCTCAAGTACAGGATCAGCGGCAAGGAGAAGAGCCTCGCGCTCGGCACCTATCCCGAAGTCTCACTGGTCGAAGCGCGCAAGCGCCGCGACGCCGCGCGCGAGAAGCTGGCGGCCGGCACGGACCCGGGCGAAGCGAAGAAGGCAGACAAGCGTGCGGCAAAGCTGGCGGCTGCCAACTCGTTCGAAGCCGTCGCCCTCGCATGGATGGACGAGCGACGCCCCTACGTCGAGCCGGCACAGTACGACAAGACGCTGGCGCGCTTCAAGAACGATGCCTTCCCATGGCTCGGCAAGCGGCCTATCGCGGAGATTGACGCCCCCGAGATCCTCGACGCGCTTAAGCGCGTGGACAGCCGCGGCGCGCGCTTCACAGCCCACCGCCTGCGCGGAGAGATCAGCCGTGTGTTCCGCTACGGGATCAAGGAAGGTTTTTGCAAGACTGATCCGGCGCGCGACCTGCAAGGCGCGATTCCGCCAGCACAGACGACGCACTTCGCCTCGATCACCGAGCCGGCGAAGGTGGGCGAAATGCTGCGCGCGTTCGATGGCTTCACCGGGACGTTTCCGGTGCTGTGCGCCCTCAGGCTGGCGCCCATGCTGTTCGTCCGCCCCGGCGAGCTGCGGCGGGCCGAATGGACGGAGTTCGATCTGGACAAGGGAGAATGGCGCTACCACGTCAGCAAGACGAAGACGGAGCATCTGGTGCCGCTCGCCGCCCAAGCCGTCGCCATCCTGCGCGAGTTGCACGCGTTGACGGGCGCGGGCCGCTATGTCTTCCCTGGCGTGCGCGATCGCAAGCGCCCGATGAGCGAGGCGACGGTCAATGCCGCGCTGCGCCGGCTTGGCTATGACACCCGGACGGAGATCACCGGACACGGCTTCCGAGCAATGGCGCGCACGATCCTCCACGAAGAGCTGGAGCAAAAGCCGGAAGTCATCGAGCACCAGCTCGCGCACACCGTCGCGGACAACCTAGGCGGCGCGTACAACCGCACGAAATTCATCAAGGAACGGCGCGCGATGATGCAGAAGTGGGCCGACTACCTCGACCGCATCAAGGCGGGGGCGCAGGTCATCCCTCTTACGGCGGCAGGCGGCGCGTAGAGTCTCACGCGCGTGCGCGCGCGTAGGTGTAAGAAAACTCTTGGCTACGTCGAGTGGCGCACGATATGCGAAGGCATGCGTCTCGTGATCGGAGCGTCGTGGCCGGGCTTGCCAGTCTTGATCGACCAGTGAGCGAGGATGCACATGCCGATGGCGTGCGCGGGCTCGGCACCGTTCTTGTAGGCATTGAGGGAACTGCGCGGGATGGTGGTATCTCGGGCGAGCTCGTAAAGCGAGTAGCCGTCGCGGCATATGTCCGTCAGCACGCGGAACCAGTCAACTTTCGTGGCCGGTGTCGGGGCAAGTTGTTTCATGTGAAGTTGGGGCGATGTCAATGTCCGTTCGAATTCTTCAGTGCTGTGGTCCGACACGCGACGCCTCCTTTTCGGGCGGAAGGTTCGTGGAACTCGCGCGCGCACGCGCGTAGTAGTCGCCAGCGGTGCTTGTCCGCGATTCATTGCGGCTCCCTATCGACATCACAGCATCAATTGAGCGCATCTGCAATCTGGGCGACCGGCTGGTGATTGCCGGTCTCCCCTCCTGGAGATTTTCAATGGGCGATTTGCTGCACAAGGTATTGCTGGGCTTGGCGGGCTGCGTAGCCGTCAACTTCCTAGTTGGCTTCGCGCAGGGGTGGTCGCGTAACCGCAGCCGTCGCCGCGCCAGTGATGGATGGCACCCCGTATGGCAAGAGCCGGTTCACAAGCGCATTGCGAATCGTCTGCTGCGTCGGACCAGTCACACCGTTGAGAGCCGCGCCCCCGGCAGCCGGGTCGAGTAACAGGCCCATCAACTGGTTCTGGATGGCGTCGTTCTGGCCTCGTAGCAGACCGCCAGCCGCGCGGCCGATGAAGCCTCCCGCCGAAGCACCGACCGCGGCGCCAGGCAAGCCGCCGACTCCGAATCCGAGCGCGCCTCCCACTGCTGAGCCGAGGCCCGATGGGCCAATGCTCCCGACCGCAGCTCCCACACGCCCGGGAAGCATCGACGACAGAATGTTCTGAAAGGCGAGATTCTGCGCGGTGCTGGTCCCGCTGGCCGAGCGACCGAGCCCGACGTTCGACGCGCGCAGCAGGTCGTCACGTATCTGCGTCAGAACGCCGATCTGCGCCGGTGTTACCGACTTGGCTGCATTGACGCCGGCCTGCGCCTGCTGCTTCTGCAATCCGCGCAGCGCGTTCTGCACCTTGGCGAGCGTGACGTTCCCGGCCGCATCTGTCAGGTTGAGCCCCTGCAAATATTGCACCGCATCGATCGAGCCGGACTGTTGCGCGTACTGCTGTCGCGCGGCCGCGTAGCCCTCGATGTTGTTGTCCATCAGGCCAAGCAGTTGCTCCTTCGCGCCGAGGATGTTGCGCGCCATGCTGCTGTTGCCGGCGCGAAGCTGGGAATTAATCTGGTCGTCGAGCGACTGCTTGATCCACTGGAGGCCGCGCCCGGACACATACGTTTCCGGCGGCAACTGACCGACGGCGCCACCCATAGACTGGTTACGCGGCACGTCCGTCTCGATGGACCGCACGCCGGCGTTCTTCGCCATCTGCGTGGCATCCTTCATCGCCTTCTGGAATGCCGGGTACTGCTTCAGCGCGGCGTAGGCTGTGTCCGACGTGGGGATGCCTACGTTCGTTGCAAGGTAGTTGTCGGAGGCATCGGCGGAGCGCGCGGCGCGCGCTGCCTCCAGATCCCCTGCGGTGCCAGTGACGTCGGCAAGCGCCTCCGTTCGTGCGGCCGCATTCTGCTGTTCCCGCGCGACAAAGGGATTTGGCTCGAGATCGCGCACCGTGCGCTGCAGTGTCGCGATGCCCGGATTAGCCGTTGCTTCCGCAAGGGTCGGCTCCGAGCCGGGGACGATCTGCGCGCCATTTACCGCAGTTGGCCCACCTCGAGCAAAACGCAGCAGCGTGTTCTCCGCAATTTGCCGTTGGCCCGCGCCCGTGAAGGGAGCCGCCAGCGAGCCGACCACATTGCCCGCGTAGCTTCCGGCCAGGCGGGCGGCTGCGCCAGCGACCGGAGCCGCGGCGCCCGCCGCTGCACCGATGCCAGCTTGGGTGCCCTTGTCGCCCCAGTACCCGCCGTCACCCAGTACGGGTTGAGCGGCGCCGTATCCAGCGCCCACGGCGGCGCTTCCTGCTGCCCTTCCAGCCATCGTCGCGACCGACGCCGGCGCGCCCGTGAGCCCCAGGCGCGCTGCGAGTCCCGAAGCCACATCAGCGCCGGCCTGCACCGCGCGCGCGCCGCCAGCCACGAGAACTGGTGCGATTTCACCGGCGACCGCGCCCGCGTACGAGCCTGCGTTATCCGGCGTGGATTGCTGATAATCGCGCTCCCATTTGGCAAGCGCAGCGTCGTCAGCGGCCACGGTGCCCTGGACAGACCGCGCGAACGCCGTGTTCGGTGCGACTGCCTGCACAACAGCATTCGCGCCATGCTCCACGAGCTGCGCGCCGCCGTGAAGCGGCGCCATCACATGGTGGCCGAACGCGCTGGCGGCATCGCCAAGCTGCTGCAATGCCGTGTGCTCCGGCTCCGGCGAACTGCTCGGCGACGAGCCATTGAGTTCCGCGAGCAACGCAGGATCGGTCACATAGTTCGGCGCAGACGGACCTCCGGCGCTAGACATAGCACTCGTCTGGCTGGTGGACGTGCCATTAAGCTGAGCGAGCAACGCGGGGGCGGTGACGTAGCGCGATGGCTCCGCTGCGTTCGAGCTCCCCGAGACGGCACTAGCAACCGCATCACCCACGCGAGCGAGAAAGCCCGGAGAGGCCCTTTTTACGGCCGCTGTGGCGCCCGCGACCTTCGAGGCATACTGCGGGTCCTCCGCATAGCCCGAAAGCCCGCTCGTAAACTTTTGGACATCCGAGCCTGCGCCGACGACGCCCGGATACTTGCGCGCGAGCAGCCCGGCATAGTCATCGGCGAAGGCCTGCGGATCGGCATACGTGCGGTAGCGGTCCGTCGACCCCGTCTGGTTGTCGCGCGCGGCCACGCCGCTGCCCGAGAAATCCTTGATGTTCCCGAGGTTGTTCGTTCCGGGCACAACGGATTTGCCCCAGGCGGTTTCGAGCCCGAGGTGACCAAGGATCAGGCTCGGGTCAACGCCCAGCTTTTGCCCGACCGCCTGCGCGAGGTCGCCGTACTGCGCCGCGAACGAAGCCGGAGTGGTGCTCGCCGGCGCGGCGGCGCCCCCATTGAGCTGCGCAAGAATCGAGGGATCGGTGACGTAGTTCGACATCATTGCACCTCCGTCCAGCCGTGGCCATCGAACCGATAGGACTTCCCGCCGGCCTGCTTGACGGTACCAGCCGTGACTGCGGAACCCACGGGATTGGCGGGTGCCGTCGAAACGCCCGGCGCGACTGTGCCGAGCTGGCCCGCGAGACGCGCGCGAGCTTGCATCAGGGTGTCCTTGATTCCGGCCAGCGACGCACGGAACGCAGGTTCGCTTTGCTTCGTGCTCAGCGCGCCGACAGCGTCCGTGAGCTTCTTGCCTTCAGCATCCGAGAGAGCGCCCATGCCTTTCAGATTCGCCACCATCGGCAGGAAATTCTGCGCCCGGAACGTGTCGAGCTGGGCCTCGAAATTAGCCGCGTCTGTGCCGCCCAACGTCGGAAAGCTGGATGCGAAGCCAACGGCCTTCGACAGCCCCGGGCTCTTCTCCAAGCCGTCAAGCGTGTGGAGCGCCTGGTCGTAAGTAGCGAGGCCGCCTTGCAATACGGCTTGCTGTTGCTGGTTCGCCTGCGTCGCGGTCTGCTGCTGGCGGTTGGCGTTCTGCTGCGCGACCGCCAGCGTGCCGCGGTTCGTCGCCGCGTTGTCCCGCGCGACTGCCAATTGCCCCGCTCCGGTTTGCTCAGTCGCCAGATTGTGGCGCTGCGTCTCGTCGGCATTGCGAGTCTGAAGCTCATAATCGAGCTGTTTGTTGTGCTGGTCGAGCGCCTGCTGTGCGGTGAGCGCCTGGTTCTTCGCCTGCTCGACGAGGCCAGGGTTGTATTCGGCCGGCGCATTGTCGAGCGACGAGGCCCCGAGATTGGTGTGCGCCCAAACGCGCGCGGCGTCCCACGATGCCTGATCGTGCACGCCATTCAGCACTTGGCCGACCGCATTGAGCTGTGTGGTTGCGCCTTCTATACGGGCCTTCTGCTGTGCGAGCTGTGCGGTCGTGGCTTCGGTTAGCTGCTTCGAGAGCGCAGGAATGGCCGAGCCCGCGCCTGCATTCGCGACATTCGTCAGGATGCCGTTCGAATTGAGCGAACCATCTGCATTCACAGCACCCGGTGCCTTGAATGCAGAGTTGAGCACATCGGCCTGAGACTGATCGCGCTGTGCCTTCTGAATGGCAAGGCCGGTCAGCGCGTTCTGCTGCTGCGCATTCTGGATTGCCGCAACGTTGGCATATTGCGTGAGCGGGTTCTGGATCTGAACCGGCTGCGTCTGAAGTGAGATCGAAGGATCGAGTGCCATGGTTACCCCGCAGTGAAGCCGTATTGGTTGCTGCCGATGTTGTAACCGCTCGGATTGTTGGCATTGACCGCGCCATACGAGCTACCCCACGCGTCGGTCGCGGTCGCCCCCTTACCCAGCAGACTGTTGAGCAGCAGCGCATTTGTGCCGCCGTTCAGCGCAGACGAAAGGCCGCCCGTAATGGCGTTCGCGCTACCCACCGTGCCGGCAGCTTGCGCCGCAGCGCCCGACGTGAGTGTATTCGCGACGCTATTCGATCCAGACACGCCCGTGGCACCCTGCATCGCCGCCGAGTTCTGGCCGAGGTTCACGAGCCCGAGCAGCCGGTTCGCGTTGTCCGAGGCCGAGCTGTAGTTCGTCGCGAAATTGTTCGCCGCGTTATTGCGGTTTGTCGTATAGGTCGAGAGATCGCGGTTGTAGACGTCGTTGTAGGTGCTATCCGCGAGGCCAGTCGCGTACGCCGATGCACCCTTCAGTGCCGCTCCCGACGAGCCGAGCCCGCGCGCCGATGCGCTGTTTTGCGCCGCCTTGAGGCCATTCTGAAGCGTGAACTGATAGCCGGGCGTGGCGGCGGCTTCAGCGGCCGTCGGAGCCGTGAAACCGGCGTAATTGAATGTCTGCTGAAGCGGATTCGATGCGTTCGTGCCGTTGAACGTATAGGTTCCGTCGTCGTTCTGCGTGACGTTGTAACCAAGCGCGCTCAACAATGGATTGATCGACGACGTGCCCAGATTCGTGAACGGCTGGAGATCCTGCCGCTCCTGGTCGATCGCCTGCTTTTGCAGGTCGGCGGCATAGTTCGCTGCATTCGCCTGCGTCTCTGCCGCGCTCTTGGATGCATTACCACCGATAACGCCACCGACGATCGAGCCGACGCCACCGACAACAGCTGCTGTAATTCCGAAGCTCATGATTTGCCCTCCAACCGGTTATTAATCGCCTGCAAGTTGTCGATTCCACCCAGCAGTTCGGAACTCTGTGATTCGGTCAGCTCAGATACGAGCCTGTCCAGATCCGTTTCACAGGTTGCGTGCACAGTCGTCCAATATGTGTCCTCGTATGCGTAGCCTGCGCGCTTTGCGCCTGGCTTCGACGATAGAACAGCATGTGCATCGGTAATTCGCTTCACGCCCTCGTCCGTCGTCACCGTGATGTCGCCCGAAATGAGGCACAGGTGTTCTGTCTTATGCACGGCGCCAGTGAGCGCAGTCCCCTTCCGAATGAGCATCTTGCGCGCGTAAAGGCCTGGGGCGAAGTAATGCCATACGGGGCAGTCCACCTGTGGCAGTTTCTGGATTTCGCGCTCAAGCGCCTCGATTTTTTCGCGCCGGACTCCTCCGCTCGGAGCCAACGCGGACTCGTCGGCCCCACCTCTATCAAGAATTTTCTCGGTCATTTCCAGTCCTCTTTCGATTGGCAATTCAAAGCCCACCTTCCTACTCATCCGCCGCTAGTCGAAGCCGCGCGCCCTTGCGGGCTTCGGCTCATGCCCGCCGAACAGACGTCCCGCATCGAGATCCGCAAACTTCGCGCGGTCGCCGAAAAATGCCAGCCCCACTTTTCCGAGCGAGCCGTTTCGCTGTTTGGCAAAGATCACCTCCGCGACTCCCTTGTCCGCCGTGTCCGGGTTGTAGACCTCGTCCCGGTAGAGGAAAAGGATCACGTCGGCGTCCTGTTCGATCGCCCCGGAGTCGCGCAGGTCGGACATCTGGGGGCGCTTGTTCGGCCGGTTTTCAACGCCGCGACTCAACTGACACAGCAGCACCACCGGCACGTCGAGCTGCTTCGCCAGCTCCTTGAGCCCGCGAGTCACCGCGGCGATCTGTAGGTCGTGGCGCTCTTCCTTGCCGAGCTTCACGAGGCCCAGGTAGTCGACGACGATCAGCGAGAGGCCTTCCCGGCGCTTCAGCGCGCGGGCACGGCTAACGATGTCGGGAAGCGAGACGCTGCCGGACTCGTCAACGTACTGCGGCAAGTCCGTCATGTGCTCGACTGCCCGTGTCAGATGCGGCCAGTCCCCGTCCACCATCTTCGATCCGTCCTTCAGCTTCGCGATCGGCAGGTTTCCGGCGCGAGCCAGCAGCCGCATGTTGAGCTGCGTGGTCGGCATCTCCATCGAAAACACCAGCGTCGGGCCGACGTGCCCGGCGACGTGGTCGGCAATTCCCATCGAGAACGCCGTCTTGCCCATTGATGGGCGCCCCGCAACAACAACCAGATCACCACCGCGCATCCCGCCATCAAGCTTCTGGTCAACGTCCGTGAATCCGGTCTGAACGATCGTCGCGCGAGAGGGCTCGCCGTGAAACTGGGCGTCCAGTTCTGTGACGAGTTCGGCGAGGCTGGCCGCCGCCAATTGCGGCGCCTGCACAGCAGCGTCGGCGAGCGATTCGAGCCGCGTCTGCGCCTCGGCGATGATCTCGTCGACTTCCCGGCCGTTGCGGTTGTGGACCATCGCGCCCACCTCATCGAGCGCCGCCAGCACGCCACGCAGCTTCCATCGGTCCACGACGATCTGCGCGTAGCGCGCGATGTTCGCGGAGCCCGGCACGTTGCCCGCCAGCGCGTTCAGGTACGGCAAGCCGCCGGCGCGATCGAGCGTCCCGGCCGACTGCATCCACTCGAAGACCGTCATCACGTCGGCCGAGCGCGCGGCCATCACCATTTTCTGAATCGTTTCGAAGATGAGGCGATGCTCGTAGCGATAGAAATGCTCCGCTCGCAAATCGCCGAGGCGGTCGATGGCGTCGTTATCGAGCAGCAGCGCGCCCAACACGGATTGCTCCATCTCGATCGCGGCTGGCGGCACGCGCACGCCGAGGTCATCAAGTTCGTGAGGTGCGTTCATGCTGCGTCCCTGTGATATTTGTTCTCAAGGCACTTCGAGAAGCCCGTAGGCGACATCAGGAAGTCGATGTCGGCGACGAACGGTGGCTTGCCAGGCTGTGGCTTCGACTTACCCGTCAGGAATTCGGACTGTGCGCAGACCTCGAAGAATGCGCGCCACGCCGCGACACCATCAGCGACCGTGCTATAGCCGAACGGCTTGCAACTGAGCCGCGCCGCCTCACGCCACCGGGCGGTAATGCTCCGTCGCCTGGCGTCATTCAGCACCTTGACTCGTGGGTTGTCTGGCATCAGCTCGTGATAGGCGCGAATGAGGCGATCCGCTGGGCAAAGAAGTTGTGTAACGCCCGCGCCTCCTGCTTCTGGCTCGATCTTTCCGATCGCTGCTCCAAGCAGGTCGACGGAAGGCGCGCCAGCGCCGTTGTCGACAGCGGCGTTAGCCGCCATGCTTTTCTCCTGCTCCTGCTCCTGCTCCTGTTCCTGTTCCTGATTCCCGCATGTCTTCCCGCTAGGCTTTGCGGAAGCCTTCCCGGAAGGCTTCCCAAAAGCCTCATCGAAAGCCTTTCCGTAAGCCTCTCCAAGCCCGTGGATATTGGCTCGCAGCGATTCATAGGCCTCTCGTTTGAGGTCGCACTCAGGGATCAGCACCCACTCGCTTGCCCACGAGCGGATGACGTTCGGGGACTCGGGCCGATTGCACTTGATGGCGTTGGGAATCCACACGACTTTCGCTTTCCAGTCGGCTTTCACCATCCCTTGCTGAAAGGCTTCCCGGAAGGCTTCCTCGAAGGCTTCCAGATCCCAGCTGAGTTCTTCCGCCATTGCCGCCCGGCCCGACCGGAAAAGCCCGGGAATCGGGCCTGTGTGCGGGCCAGTGAGCAGGAAGATCCAGAGAGCCTGCGCAGACGGTTGAATGGGAGACAGCGCGCGGAATTTCTCGTCGCCCCACATGCGCACCTCGATTTTTCGATAGCGCGCCTTCGTCAGTGCGGGCGCTTCAGGCGTGGCCGCCATGGTTTTCGCGCTCATATCACCACCCCGTGAGCAAGCCATGCGGCTGGCAGCGGTCCAGCTCGGCCTCACGCAAACATTCGAGGACGTGCTGGACAGCCGATGGCGTCATGTCGTGCAGGTAGGCCCAGCAGCGGCCATCGTTCCATGCGACAGCAGGCCAGGTCAGATCCTTCTGGACAACCCAAGGGCCGCGCACTACATGGAAACCGACCGGCGCGGCGCCGGGGCCGCCGAATCGCCTACGAGCATTGGACGGGGATGCTCGATCCGCCTTCGTTCTCATGAGGCAATCCCTCATGCGCGATAGCCGAGCGGATCGGCAAGGTACTTGTGGACTTCTTCGTTACGGTAGGCGACACACGTGAGCGACAAGCGGATCGGCTGTGGTGCTTTTCCTGCTCGCACGAGCTTGCGCCACGTTTCGCGCCCGATTGGAAGGAACGGGTCGATCTGCGCCCACGTGGAGAGACCGATCGCTGGGAGGGTCGGCGGCGGCGCCGTGTCGATGGAGGGGGAAACGACGGGGGCGGCAGTAGTGTTCTTCATTCGTTCACCGTTCTTGGTGGGGATTGGTGAACGAATGGTGATGGCTTAGCCCACCCTCAGGGCAACACCCAAAGGGCTAAGGGTTGACACCATTTCTGGACCCTCTGCGTTGCTCAAATCCACGCCCAGCAATGCGCAGGGAACCCTTAGGGTTGTACTTTTTTCGAGCCGCTACCGTCGGCCTCAGGGTGGTTTTACGGAGGCCGTTAGGGTCATTTTTTAGCGGCGGGATTCCTGTTGAATGGACAGGCAACCTTCTCAACCGCTTGCACCAGAGCGTTGCTGTCCGAGATTTGCGGGAAGTTCGATCTAATCCAAGGCTGGATCTCTTCCTCTGCCTTCGGCCTCGGTTTGCTCTCGTCCCAATCGGCCCAAAATTGCTTTTGTACCGCGACGACAATGGGAATCAGGAATTCCGGGCGCGGCGGCGCAAGTCCCTTCAAACGGTTAATCTCGTCCTGCAAGGCGCGCATCTCGGCCAGAACATCGGTACTCGGATCCAGTTTGGCGAGCCGTGCGTTAGCATCCGCGAGACTCGCGATAGCGGCATCAAGATGCCGTCTTAGCTCAACGGATTCCATTTCGACAGCCCTCAGTCGATCGATCTCGGCCGGGTCTTCGACGCCGATTGTCGCCAGCGAGCCCCGCTGAGGAATCGGCCAGTCGTACCCATTTTCGCGGCACCACGCTCGAAGTGAAGCGTGCGGAATTTCCTGTTCATCCCGTGTGCTCCCCCACGTGTTGTTTGGGAGTTCGCCGGCATCTATCGCCGAGACTAGCAAACGCTTGCATCGGCGAATCTCCGCGTCCTCTTCCGGCGCAGTACCCCAATCCGGCTCATATGGATCAATGCCCGCGAGCACACTCGCCGCCTCCCACAGATGGAACGAAGACATACCACGCAGTGCTGTTGCCCAACGCGCAGCGGCGACCTCGGCAGGTGGCTTGACGACTCCAATAGCTTCGGCCATCCCCGGCGTTTCAAGAGACTCTGGGCATGGAAGGTCTACGGCGCGCAACAACTCGATGAACCTTTTCCGAATCCAGCCATCGCCATCCGCAGTCGCGTTCGGCTCGTCCCAAAACGACACAGAGTCAGGAATTTCACCTGTTTTTATGGTTTCATCCAGAAGGCCGTTTAGCGCGGTACAACTGTGTACCAAGACAACCGAGCGTTCAGAGCCCTCCAGAAACGCGCCGTTGAGCATCTGAATATCGTGTTGCTTCAAGCCCTCTGCAACTGCCGCCAGAGAATCGCCACAATATTCCGCAAGCTTGGTTACTGCCTCGCGATAGCTGATGAACTCGGCTCGCTTCGCCGCGATGATTTCCGAGAATGAACGTGGGCCTTCAGCACCCATAGATTGCGCCCTCACGCAAAACCCCTTATGTTGGGCCGCGCCGACCGGGTAAGGGAGCCCGGTTTTCGCCCCGTCGGGCTAGGCGCGGTTGAAACGATTATGCCGTATCGCGCTCAGCCATCGCTGCGCTTCGCGCCCGTCTCGCCGGCACTATCCGCCTGCCTCTCGACCCACGCCGCCGTGTCTTCAAGGCTCTCTTCGAACATCTCGGAAACAGCCACGCCGAGGCCAAGCAGGGCCTCGATCGAAGCGCGATTGAGAGGCGGCTCAAGGCCGGCATTCGAACCAGCGCAATAGACGGTTTCGCGAATCAGGTTGGCGCGCGTGATGTTCATGATCTCGCGCATACCGCGGGTCACGAGGAAAGCGCGGTCGATCTCATGGAGAAACGGCTCTGCACGAACGAACGCGCCGCGGCCGGACGCTTCGATCGCCGCATCGGTGAAGATCGAAAAGCGGTCGTCGAGGAAGTTTTCAGAGATCATCGCGCCACCCCCGCGCTGGCGATCTCGGCGAGACGACGCAACGCTTCGCCGCAGGCGTCGAGCGCATCGAACACAGTCGGCGCCGTTGCAGCGTCGCGCAGCGCGGCGCGGATGATTTCAAGGGGGGATTCGGTTTGCTCGGGACGAGCGAGGGCTTGGCGCATGGTGCGGCCTCCAGAGACAGGTTGGGTAACCCGCCCCCGTCGCCAAACGGGGTGAGCGGGCACTGAGCGGGGTTGGCGAACCGGCGTCTCTGGATACCGGCAGACCCGAAGGTCTCCCCACCCAGGCCCGCCCATTGAAGGCATGCAAAGGCAGACGCAAATAGAAAAGCCGCGGGTCGAACGACGGCGCGGCTTACTTGCGCCAGAGAGCATGTCAGGTCGCCAAACCCGGCCGCTGCTGTTTCAACGGCAAGATGATGATGCCTGCGGCACGAGCACGCAGTCAAGCCCCCTACTTCATTTTGACGCGCGGCGCTTAGCCCGCCCACTGCGGTGCTCCGCCAAAAGCTTCTCGAACTCGGCCGCCGCCTGGCGAGCCGACAGCGGCAATTGGGGCACCGGAGTATGCGCCGCCACAGCTTGCCGGCGAGACGGTGACTCAGCGGAGGCCGGCCGGCTGGGGGGGGGAACCCGACGTCATCTCCTTCAATTTTTCCGGCCACACGCGCCACTGATTGCCGACCTGGAAGAAGCCCAGCTTTTCCTTATGGACGTAAACCGTGGTGTAGGAAACGCCGAGCAACTCGGCTACCTTGCGCAGACCGAGTGCAGGAGCAAGAGCCAGGAGCGCATCCTGGGCTTCGACCTGCTGTTCTGCTTCGGCCGCTGGCACCAGTTTTCCCTCGCGCAAGGTCCGGTTTTCAGCCTCAAGACGCCGATTCTCGGCCTCCAAAGCCTCATTATTTGCCTGGAGTTGGTTAATGGCGTCCGCGGCCCTGCAGTCGAGGGAATTCTCCCGGTTCGTGCTGCGAGTCATGCGTACGCGAAGGCGTCTAGCCAAGTCACCGAATTTTTCCACGCGTTCCCTCCGACCGGAAATGCCTAGCGTCGATCAGGCAATGCGGGGGCGGAGCTTGGGCCTCTCGATCTCGTTCGCCTTAGGCAATGGCGCCCCCAGACCCATCTTCTTCATCAAGAGTGCCTCAAATACCGACTGCATCATCACGATGGAGCCATCGGGACGACGCGCCGGCACGATGCCAAAGCTCTCTTTGCACCAGGCAATCTGGGCTGAGTAACGTCTCTTCCCAGTGATTTCTTGGAGCTTCTCGGGCGATAGGATTTCGATCGGCATTTCGTCTGTCCCACGCGAGGGGTTGTGAGGCATCAGGTATGAGGGCCGGTGCGTGGCGCCACCGTCCGGCGTAGGATCTCGATCTGAGGGCGACTGTGTCACTGGGTCTACTGGGCGATTTCAATCAATCGCCCGCGCCGGTCAAGCGTAAGTACCAAGAGACCAACGCCAGTCGCTCTCCCTCTATTCGGCGTGAGATTCCGCCCACGCGATTACTTCCTTCGAGCGCCAGAGCCCTCGGACACGCTCGGATGCGCCGCCTCCCGATGGAATACGAATACGACGCGGGAAGTCATCCTGCAAGATGATCGCCTCCCGCGTGTAATGCACGCTGCAGTGCAGGTATGCCGCCACTTCGGCGAGATCCCAAAGCGCGTGTGGCGACAGCCACGCAGCGATCCGTCGCGCCAGCGCCTCAATGTCGTTACGCTCGATCAGGTCAAGTGACCGCGGTGCCGCTTCGCGCGCCCCGTCAGTGACCGACAAGATGCGTTGCCCCGCGGCCGCTGGCGGCTCCTCCGTGGCGTGCGTCGCGTCCGCCTCCGATATGCCGCCGCGCACTCTGCCGGCCAACCACTCGTCAATGTCGCTCTCGACCCATGCAATTCTGCCGGGCACGAAGTGGAACGGTTTAGGAAAGGTGCCATCGGCCATCATGCGGTAAAGCGTTGACTGCCCCAGGCCAACCTTCGCGGCAACCTCCTTGATTCGAATCGCTTTCATTTGCCACTACCTCCGACGAACGTCCGCGCCGAGTTCAGTTGAGAGGCGTCGCCGCGGCGCCATCGACGCGCCTTCCCGCTGCGGTCGCGATTACTACGGCGGCAGCGCCCATCATGCCGACACTCTCGGCGGCGGCCAGCTCCACGTTGACGAGAGCGTGAGCGCGCCCGCAACACCGGCGCAGCCCGCGCGCGCGGGCGACGCGCCCAGCACGACAGCACTCGCCACGAGGCACCATGCAGCGATGAGCCAGGCGATCGGGCCCGAAGGTCGAGGCCACGAGGAAGGCAATGGGGATCGTGGCCGCCCAGCTCGCGTGGTCGATGGCGACGCCGGCCTTGCCCCGAACCAGTCGGGCAGCGCCCACGCGCGGCGGCGACAAGCACAATAAGCGCGCCGGCCAATGCTTAAGTGCAGGGACCGTCCGTCGTCAGCCGCCCTCTGCCCCGTTTTCGACACCTATGGCCTAGCTATGACCCAACTTCCGAAGCTCTACCGGATCAGCGAGGTGATGTCGCAGTTGGGAATCTCGCGCGCGACCGTGTACCGGATGGTCGCGGCTGGCAAGCTTCGACTCGTGAAGGTCGGCCAGGCGGGTAGCCGCATCTCCGCCGAGAGCGTCGAGGCTTTCACAGGCATCGGCCACGTTCGGTCGGAGACACGTTCGGGGGCTGCCCCCGTTCCAGATAGCGGTCGCCGCGGCACCTCAACATCAAAACCCGGCACTCCTCCGATGCGCAATCAGCCGGCGCCGCGCGCTCCAACCGAGGTGAACACGGTCTTCCTACTGCTAGCGCAATACGGCGCAACGTCGATCGTGCCGCTCGACGTGGTGTGCCGGGACTACTTCTCGCACCTTACGCCGGAAAAGCTGCTGCACAAGGTGGGCATCGGGGAAATCGCGCTGCCGGTCATTCGCATAGAGAGCTCGCAGAAAGCCGCGAAGGGCGTCCATGTCGTGGATCTGGCCGCCTATATCGATGCGCGCCGAGCCGAGGCACAGGAAGAATATGAACAACTGCGAGGCAAGCGATAG